TCCCAGAATATGCAGGATAAACTTAGTAAAAATAGAGACCACAACAAAAAGAAAACACACTGCCTAAGCGGACATCCGTTTGAGGGTGATAATTTAATTACAAGAAAAGATGGAGCGCGTAGCTGTAGGGTATGCATGCGCGCTTACTGGAAAAAACATGACCAGAAAAGACGCCCTAAAGGAGGTAAAGATGGTAAAAATAATTAGCACTGGCTACACTCCTCGGCCCAAGCAGCAGGAAATTCATTCACTTTTAAAGAGATTCAATGTGTTGATATGTCACCGTCGGAGGTGATTTGGTAAGACTCACCTTGGATTAAACGAGCAGATCGACCAAGGATTACGAAACCAAAAGCATAACCCACAGTACGCATACATCGCACCCACCTATGGTCAGGCAAAGCGCGTGGCGTGGGAGATCCTAAAGGGTTATGTGAAAGACTTGCCGTTTGTGGACATCCATGAGTCAGAGCTTCGCGTAGATATTAGGCGTCCTCATCTGAAAGATCGCGTTCGCATCATGCTTGTTGGTGCTGAGAACCCAGATGCACTTCGCGGGTTATACCTAGACGGAGTTTTACTGGATGAGTATGCGGATATGAATCCGATCATTTGGACCTCGGTCCTAATCCCAGCCCTTACTGACCGACAAGGTTGGGCGATATTCATAGGGACGCCTAAGGGCATGAACCATTTTTATAAATTATACCTTGAAAATAAAGATAACCCAGACTGGTTCTGTGGGATCTACAAGGCCTCTGAGACAGGCGTTCTAACAACAGCTGACCTTGAGATGGCTAGAGCCAGTATGTCTGAATCTGAGTACGCTCAGGAGTTTGAGTGCAGCTTCGCAGCTGCGCTGGTTGGTGCGTACTACGGAAAAGATATTGAAAAGGCTGAGGCCGATGGCCGAATCTGTGCGGTACCTTACGATAAGGCACTGCCCGTACACACGTTCTGGGATTTAGGGATTTCGGATACGATGTCGATTTGGTTTGCGCAAATTTTGCGTGGACGAGAGATACGTTGGATTGATTACCATGAAGAATCTGGCATGGGCCTTGAGCACTATGTAAAAGTCCTAAAAGAAAAAGGATATGTGTACGAAGAAATTGTTTTTCCGCATGACGGAGCGGCACGTGAACTTGGAACTGGTAAATCCAGACAAGAGACTATGCAAAGTTTGATGAGAGGCGTACGAGTGAGAATTGTTCCACGTGCAAACGTCGCTGATGGAATTAATGCTGCTCGATTAATGATTGCCAAGAGTTACTTTGATGCGACAAAATGCAAAAAGGGTATTGAAGCATTGAAAAGCTACGAGAGAGTTTACGATGCGAAAAATCAAGTGTTTCAATCACTACCCAAACACAACTGGGCATCGCATGGAGCGGATGCCTTTAGAACTGGTGCCATGGGGATGGATGAAAATCGTCCGAGCCGTGAGAACATCGAAAAATACAGACGTCATACAGATAATGACGTGAAGGTGGTTTAAGATGGGAAGAACAAGAACAGAAATCGAAGCGGAAAGAGAAGAAGTCAAAAAAAGATTACCGACAAATCCACTGGATGCAATGTCAAATCCACAAGCGGATGCAGACTTCGCGCGTATCGGTGAATTAAACTTAGAATTACAATCACTTGAAAAAGAAACCGCTACGACAATCCAGACACAGGCACAAAGCATGTTTAACGGAAGAAGATCAACGCTTCTTACAGTACCGAATGTTATGCCAAATCTTTTACTTACGATGAGAAAATAATGAAGAAACAAATCAAGAGGCTTTCGGTTGCGCAAGTCCAAAGACATTTCGATAAGATGAAATCCGAGCGCCAAATGTGGCACACACACTGGCAAGAGATTGCGGATTTTTTCTTAACGAATAAAAATACAATTACAAACATGAAGTCCGAAGGACAAAAAAGAAACTGGCAGTTACTGGATAACACAGGGTCAATTTCATTAGAGACTTTAGCAGCTGCGCTTAATGGGTTTCTTACAAACCCTAACGAGCAGTGGTTTGAAATGTCGTTTGGTGATCCAGCGATTGATAAGATCGACCAGAACCGTGGGTACCTACAAACTGTAACTACACTTATGCACGCGGTTTTAAAATTATCTAACTTCACTACAGCGATGCAGGAATTTTATCCAGACTTAGTTGGGTTCGGTACAGGTACCGTATTCGTTGATGAAGACGAGACGACTATTGTAAGTTTCATCCCGCAATTTATCCGTGATTACTACATCGACGAAGGTCGCGATGGAAGAATCAATACGGTTTACCGTGATTTAAAAATGCCAGCGCATGATATGGTCATGCAATTTGGCGAAGAAAATTTACCGAAGAAAGTAATGGACGCATACAAAAAAGGTGAGACGACAAAGTTTAATGTCATCCACGCTGTGTATCCAGAGTATCTTTGCTCGGCTGTTAAGAAGAAAACCTACAAATGGGTTTCTCAGTACATCTTAATTGATGAAAAACTGGAACTTTCTTACGGTGAGTATATGGAATTTCCATACGGATCGACTCGTTGGTCGAAAGCCGTTGGAGAAAAGTACGGTAGAAGCCCTGCAATGACAGCCCTACCGGAAATGAAAGTTTTAAATAAGATGAACGAGACAATGTTAATCGGAGCACAGAAAATGGTGGATCCACCTATTCAGCTTCCAGATGACGGTTTCGTTCTACCGATCATCACTACATCTGGCGGGATTAATTATTACCGTGCAGGATCAAACGATAGAATCGAAACAATGTTCAACACTCCACAGTTAGACTTCGGCTACCAAGCCATGGAAGACCGCCGTAAACGTGTGCGTGAGGCATTCTTTATCGACCAGCTACGTTTGCCTCAGGGTGGACCGATGATGACAGCCACAGAGGTTGCTCAGCGTAAGCAAGAGGGTATGTTATTCCTAGGCCCTATGTTCGGTCGTATCGAGCCTGAGTTTTTACGCACAGTTTTACAACGTGTGTACAACATCATGGCCAGAAAAGGTTTAATCCCACCTGCTCCGGAGCAAGCAACAGGCCGCGCACTGGAAGTTAAATTTATTGGCTTGATTGCAAAATCACATGAGACAATGAAGGGACAATCTATCGCTCAGTTACTAGCGAATGTTGCACCGTTTATGCAGATGAAACCTCAAACGATTGATAACTTTAATGTTGATAGTATCGTGAGAATTTTAGCGTCGGCTTACAACGTCCCTCAAGATGCTTTGTTCAACCTAGATCAGGTAATTGAGATGCGTAATGCACAGGCAGCTGCCCAGCAAAAGCAGGCACAAATGCAGCAACAGCAGATGCAAGAAACTCAAACAGTTGACAACGCATTAACAACAGCGAAAGCTGTTTCAATAGCGCAAGGAATTTAATAATGTCTAAAGAAGCAACGACTAAAGTGGCGAAGAAGCAGCTTGAGAAAATCGAGCTGTATCAAAGAGTTTTTTCAAGCACCGATGGTCGTGCTGTTCTTGATGATTTGATGCAAGTACATTGGATTACTAATTCAACCTTTGACCCGAACCAAAATATTTTAACTTTAAGAGAAGGCGAGAGAAACGTAGTTCTACGGATCATGTCGCTTTTAAAGATGAACACGAAAAAACTTCACCAAAGGATTGAGAAATATGTTTCTGAGAATGACTAGGCATTTATTTGATACACCCGCAGCGGTCGCAGAAGGTACTCCTCCTGCTTCAACTAATTTATTCAGCACTCCGCCAGCTGCCTCGGCTGGAACTCCACCTGCAACGCCAGCGGCGACGCCACCGGCTGGCGGCAGTGCTCCACCAGCGGGAGGTTCAACCCCCCCAGCATCTGCGTCTTGGATTACTTCCCTACCTAAAGAGCTACAAGATAATCCTTCGATCACGAAGTTTACGTCAGTAGAAGCTTTAGCTGGCAGTTATATCAATGCGCAGAAATTAATTGGCGCTGATAAAATCGCAGTACCTACGAAGCACACAACTCCTGAGGAGTTCAGACAAGTTCTTCACAAACTTGGCTTACCTGAAAAACCAGAAGACTATTCTAATGGTGTGAAATTTAAAGATGTAATTAAAGACGACAACTTTAAAAAAGCTTTCACAGCGGAAGCGTATAAACATGGAATCTTGCCAGCGCAAGCTCAAGCCATGGCAGATTTCTACGCTACACAAAGTGAAGAAGCGGTTACAAAATTAAACGCAAGCGCGAAACAAAGCTACGACGATAATGTGAAAGCGTTAAAGACGGAGTGGGGATCAGCGTTTGATCTTAATATTAACCGTGGAATGAAAGTTCTATCTGACTTCGGTGGAAAAGAATTTGTCGAGCACTTCGATAAATCTGGCTACGGGGCTGATAAAGAGATGGTAAAGTTTGTTGCGAAAATCGGCGAAGAAATGTTTAAAGAACATAAATTCGTAGACGGACAAGGCACATCAACTGGCATG